TTCAAGTATTCGCGATATATCAAAGTCTCGCCAGTCTGCTGCAAACGTTCCGTCATAGCTGGTTAATTTAAAGTATTCAATGAGTTTTAAAAAAATATGACGGTGCACTGTTTTCTTTTTGACGGCAAAACTAAAACAATAGTCAGTGTGCAATTGTTCTGGCACTGCATCATCGCAGAAGTTAATGGGCAAGATTTCCATGCAACGAAATGGCACTGAATAAATGGGCACAGGGCTCAGTGCTGCTTCGGTATCAACACACAGCTCAGAGATAACGCAGTGCGGAGTCCCTACTTTTTCAAAAAATTTATGTAGACCCATGGACCACTGGGCCTCAGCAATGATGTTGTCTTTGATGTAGAGTATATCATCGTGATCCAGCGGAATCGAACACCCTTGATTGATCTCATTGGCCCAGATGGTTTTTAATTGCATATTATCCAGTTTTAATTTTGTTCAATAATTGTTTGAGTTTGGCGCTTTGTATGTCAGCATCTACACGTGGAACATCTTGTTGCACCGCGCTGGATTCTTCATTGCCCACGGTGCTACGAGCTTTGATTGAATCCATGATTGATGAGCTGGGTTTCCTAAACATGGATGCATTTTCGTCTATGCCCGGATCAGTGATACGCATGGTTTCAATGTTGTAGTCTAAATCAATCTTTTGTCCGACACCTGTACTACTGCGTGACTTCATGCATTGTATTTGATACTTGCCGCGTTCTTTCATTGATCTGCTGGTGAATATACCAAACACATTGTCTGCTGTGTTGATCTTGGAAATACCACCTGAAATATGCGAATGGTCAAAGTCAATTTCTTCCACTGCCGAACGATTCAACTGCGATGCTGTGACAAACAACACATTTAATTCTTTGGCCAAGTTGCGCAGTTCTTCACTCACATACTTGTCTTTGACAAACAAGTCATTGGGACTGACCTTGGCACTCACCGGCATCAACAAGTCCAAATAGTCAACCATGACAAAGTCAACACGAATACCTGTTTGTATCTGTACTTCTTTGATGTAGCTGCGAATGTCATTGACATTGCTTTGAGCTGGCAGACTTTTGATTCTATATTCGCCGGCTTTTTTGCTCACCAGTTTGACTTTGAGAGTTGCAGTATCAATGTCTTTGCGTATGTCTTTGGTGCTCATACCTGTCAACATTGCATCAGTTCGCAAGCCACAGAGTTCTTCAGCCAGTTCCAAAGTAACATACACGCCACTGAGTCCTTGTTGCAACCAACTCAATGCAATGTTCATCATCACCAAGCTCTTGCCCGAGCCTGACCCTCCGGCAAAAATGTTTAGTTCCCCTCTGCTGAATCCACCATACAATAATCTATCTAGTTGCGGCCATCCTGTTGATACTTGGCCGCCAGAATTAAAATACTTGTTGATACGTTCGGCAGGATCGCCCCAATAGTCTGTGCCCATGTCTTTGGTTAGGCTAATCTGCACAGCATCCTTGATCAACTTCTCCACAGGATCATAGTTGCCTTTTTCCAGCAAGTCTGCTGATTTAAGAATAGCTCGCTCAAGTTCTGATCTCCGAGTAAAGCCTTCGAACTCAGCCAAGAACCAATCAAAATGTCCCTCGGTGAGATCTGGTACAGGTTCTAGTCGAATGCCTGTGGCAGCAGAAATCTGCGCACGGTCTGGCAGAGTCTTGTATTCGTTGGAGTGTGTTTTTATAAATTCTGCAGCAGGACGCAGGCTACGATCAAAATTTTCTGGGTTATAGATATTCTGAACGCGAACATAACTCTGCGCATCTTCCAGCATCATTTCTAAAAACAATTTTTGAACTTCAACGTTGTAGTCTTTTAACAAGTTGTTTTTTCCTTAGTTCTATTTTTATTCGGCTGGTTTCTTTGTTTTGCATTATAGTTAGCAACGTGCCAACTCGTCCAAGCTTCTTCACTGCATCATTGACGTCCTTGACATCTACGGGCCAATTGGGTATACTCACTGACCAGCCCAACTCTATGGCACGGTCGATCAACGCAATACCTGCGGCGTCTTGATCGGGTACTACAACAACCTCTTTGCCAAGACTTCTAATCAGCCTGACCTGAGCATCATTGATTTCATTGTGCATCACAGCCAGTCCAGCGATACTCAATGCATCAAATATACCTTCACACACTATAGCATACTGCCAGTTGTTTTTTTGCAAGTCTGTGCCAAACACATAGCCTGGTTGCATGCTGTTGATATACTTGGGCGCACGATCATCAAGAAATCTTGTTGTATGGCCCACGATGCCGTTGTTGTGTGTGAATGGAATTACTATACCAGATCTGCTGGAGTGCTGTTTGTTGGATTTGCCAGTGCCAACTGTCATGTAAGGGTAATCCAGTGGCACACAGCGTTGTGCCAGATACTGATATTCTTTGGAGTCTGCGCCAGCTAAAAATTCACAGTGTGTTGGCAAGTCAACTTCATCAAACTTGATATCAGCCAGTTGGCCTGAAGTGCGTCGACGATCATCTAAAATACCTTCAACACTGCGATGTCTAAGACTCTCAAGATTTATACGTTCAATTTCTTCTTCGGGAACATTCAACCATGTCAGCAACTTTCGTGCTTTGAAAGATACGTTTCTGCCAAGTGTAAAGCTGGCGGTATATCCACAATTGAAACAGTGATAGCTCCAGCCCAGGTCTGATGGCTTGATGCCACCACGTTGTCGCCGATCTGCTGTGTTACCGTTGTGATGACAACACACTGCATTGAAGCTTATCCAACCCGAACTGGTGTTTTTCTTTCGAGCTGGTAGATAGGTGAGCACGTCAATCATATTACAACTATAACATGCCTGTGACTAATTAGCGATGAGTAATTAGAGTAATTTCACCTTCAAGTATCTGTACTTGAGCACCAACATTTTGCGGCGGCAACGGAGTGTATCCAGATCCACCTGCAGTGACGATGATTTGTTGCACCGAAGTTCCATTCAACACTGCATAGGCACTGGCCCCGGTTCCAGCTCCAATTATCAATACCTGTGGTGCAGCTAGATACCCAAGTCCACCACTGGTGACATTGATGGAAGTCACTGCACCGTTTTGCACCACAGCCGAAGCAGTGGCTCGTTGGCTGCTGGGAATACCGCCCCATTGATTGATCTTCAATCTCATCACTGGAAAAAATCCTGAAACATTGATGTATTGAGTGTCGCTCTCGTCATAGAAGCTGCGATTGTCACTGACGTCGGCAAATTTTTCCAGGTAGTTTTCTGCACCCTGCACAACCACATTGCCAGTGAACTGTGTCATTTGAAGTCTAAAGGTATGAAAGTTCTGATTAGGTGCATTGAGTTGACTGGTGTAGGTCAATGGCAATACCACTGGGGTATAGTTGCTGTCTGTGTTGATGCTGATTGCACTGGCAGCAGTGATTGGTGGTACTTGAGGATACAGCGGTGGCCCGTAGATCAATGGTATCGTAATGGGCTGACTGTCAATGAATTCTGGATACACTGAATCTTCAATATACACAACTCCACGAGCTGCAGCATCAGCATCAACAAACACTGCTTGAACATAGTCACCTTGTGAGCGTTGGATGCTCCATCCTGCTGTTTGAGCTTCCCAATCATCAGTGTCTCCGGGGGTCAATTGTACTTTGACACGACCCAGGGTGGCAGCTAGAATTGTCATTTCTTTTTCGGTAAGTATCACATCGCCTTGTTGATTGATGACTCTGAAGACAAATGTTGAACCTGTGATGTTCACTGGTTTTTGGTCTTGATTGATAAATTCAAACAATAGGACATTGTCGACGCCTTTGTTGATTGTTAGGGGTTTTGCATACACAGGGTCATACCTCGCTTTGAAATAGGCACCACTGGTGTCCACAAGTAAAACATTTTGGATTTGTTGATATAAGTACGCAGTGGTGGAATACATAAGGATCTCCTACAATATTTATGGGCATTGAATTTTTCTCTTTGTTAGCTGAAAAGTATCCGTTTATCACCTTGATTTCCTATGCTGGCAACGAATACGTGGGCATAGTACAAAATCAAGATGATACTGTGACAACAATATACGACTACGGTGCGCTACAAGACCGAGAAATGAAGATACGTTTCTTAGATCTAGCCAATGTTTGGTGGTGGGAATCTAATAGATCCATCCCAATCAACATATTTCTCAAGAGCGATTGGAATCCATATCGTGATACGTTGCGCACATTTATCAACCGCGATCTAGCTATTTTGCATGGCCCAGTGTGCAGTCTCACTGACCTGGCTCGTAAAAAAAGCAAACGTAAGTCAATTACCTTGGTGCGCCGTATAGAGTAAGTTCATATGCAATGTCACAAGATGTGCATAGGCCACTGCATGTGAACGTTTAAAAATGTAGCCATCGGCAGCGGTATCCCACACTGTGGCAGCAACATCCTGCCAGGTTCTTCCAATAAGATGACGTTTTCCCGGACGGATTATAGCCAGGAACATGGCCATTCGTGTAATACTGTCAACCTGCTCAGGCATGCGCTGTAACAAATCATAATGATTTCCAATATGTACCACACGCTCTACAAACGCAGGATCTTGTAGCTGTTGCCACGGTGGTGTGGCTGTCAGCAGCTGATCGTAATGTGCCGGATCACGAATGCCTTGATACACTGACATATTCAAGAAATCTAGTTTAAAATACCCACGCTGCTCGGCTTCGCGATAATCAATTGCAGCACATTGGTTTACTGGATCCCAGGGAATATCAGTTACATACACGCCCGAGTTGTGTCGGCGTACCTGCCCATCAACTATTTGTCTAGCAGGAATGTGTTGGATTAATTCTAGAATCTGCGTTCGATCAGCAAAGTCTATGTCAATGTCTGCGCTCATGGCGTAAATGTAAAGTAATTGGCAAATATTTCATCTAAACGATGCATGGTGGCTAAATCTACTGTAGACTCAAATACATTGAGTTTGTTGTTCTGCCGTATGCGGTCAGCAATACGAGTGCGAAATACTCCGGGATTGTCAGCTAACCATTGCACTGCATCTGCTATTATACTGTATCTTTTTAGATGGTCAAGCTCTTGATCGTATTGCTGTAGCTCAGGCGGCAGTAAATTCCACGCAGTCTGGTAACCTAGTTGTTGGTACAGACGGTTGATGTTGGCGCCACCCACGGGCATGGGAATGGTCTCAGCCACACAACACTTAAAAAACTTTTCATTGGGCTGTATTTGATTGTTTATCCAATTGCTTTCGGGAAACACAGTACAATAGTATTGGTAATACTCTGGTAACACAAACCAACCCGGGGCTATTGTACCAAACTTTTGATCTATGCCAATTGGCACAGCATCGGTGGTGTAGTAAGTAATAGCTTCTTCTGGCGTAGTTATATCACTGTTCAACTGCAGTCGAGCCTGGGTGTCTTCGCTGGTCTCAAAAAAACATTGTTCGTCCGGCCATACCCGTTGGCTTATGGAATCCTTAATCGGTAATCTGGGTACTGCTTTTACGATTTCCTGTAGGGCCCAATGTCTCCAGGCCCGGCGTTGTCCATTGATGTACCAGATTGGACCGCGTTGATAAACTTTGTGTTGCGCACGATCAAAGTATGCTGGATAAAATCCACGAGTGTATCTATCTATAAACAACGCATGACACAGACTCCAAGGGATAATTTTATTGTAGTCACCGTGATTTTTGTCAAGATAAGCACCACACAGCAGGTACTGATCAGGATCTGATTGTATGCCATGCTGTATTTGTCGGGTAGCAACTTCTAGCCCTTCGCTGCAGTTTTCGTAAAATATCAGATCATGATTTGTGGTATCAACTGGGTCAGCAGGCATGTAGGCATACAATAAATTGCATGCACCTTTGATGGGATCACCAAATGTAACAGTTACATCACTTTGATAATTTTTATGTGCGTTACAACTCTGACGATAAGCATAGTATTTGTCAAATACCTGCAAGCCTACACTTTCGCTGTGTACAGTGATGTTGAGATGATTCAGAGTCCAACCTGCTGAAGAATATGGCGCGACCATTCAACATCCGCAGTCATATCTGCAAAACGCTTTGACCAAGTGTCAGGGTCTATCCAAGGCATCACAATTGCGGTTTGTTCTGCGCTGAGAGAGTCTATGAATTCAATGCCTGAATTGCAGTTGTACACAATCCAAGGACTGATCCGGCCTGTGGTGATATGATGACAAACACGATTGCTGGGAGCATAGCGAAAATAATCGCTGCATCCATTGCGAAGATCTGGATGCTCGTCTGCATAGTTTTGTATCTCTTTCATTCCTCGCTCCAGTGCATCGCTGACTCCTTCGCGTGGCAAAAATTGACATAGATATTCTTCATAGAGTTGATCGCTGCACCAACGATCAATTTTTTTGTTGTATTTTAACAACCATGCAAGAAACTGTTCGGGATTGATGGCCCGTACACCTACACAATACCTGCCCCATTTCACAAAGGCACGATAGTATTGACTTGCAGCAAAATCTTCAAAGGTTTTTAAACGTGCTGATCCTTGAGTCATTTCATAGAACTTCACATAGGCTTGAAGTCCCAGTTGCACACCACGTTCATGTTGCTCTTGAGTTCGACGTTTGGGTTCGCAAAGATGCACTTCCAAGCTGCGTTCTCGCTGGAAGTGTTTGTCACAGTAGCGACATGTAAATGTCAGAGTTTCTGTAATTTCCATGCCAAGGCTTGGTAATGTTGAATGTTCATGGTTCACCGTGTTTGCGAATATGCTCATCAATTTCTTTTTTTGTTGTAATTCGAGCCAACAAATCCAATTCATCGCTCTTGTACGTGGGATAGAATTCTGCCAGCTGTTTGCGTATAGCAGAATCTGATCCCTGCTTCTTCTTGGGTGAAATCCATTTGTGCCGATGCGTGCCTAGATCTGGACTCACAGCAGTGGCGCACAACCATTGCAATTTGGGATGACGATTGATGGCAAAAAAGTTTTTGTTGAGATAGTGATTACAACTCTGCAGATAGTATTCTTGTATCTCTTTTGATCCTTCTACAGAACTGCTCCAGCGAATCATGAGGTAGTTGGAAAACTTCTTACGCTCTTCGTCAGTTAGTTCTTCATAGAAACGGCGATTCTTTGTGTCCAATTGCCGCATTTCATTCTGTATTGTGAGTTTATCCACGTCGTAGTTTCTGTTGTACTTCGTCAATGTAATTTTTGAGTCTGCCAATTTCTCTATGCAATCTCAGTATTTCCCCATGCTGTATATTAACACGTTCCTCTAGCAGTTTGTACTGATCTTGGCTGTGTTGAGTGACTTTCTTCATCGTTTCACTGACGCCGCCACGAACTTCTGGGCTGGTTGAGACAGTGCTGCGTGGTTGGGTGTATTGTGTGTTCATTCAGACTCCTATTATAGGGTACTTACCAGGCTTTGCGATAATCAACTATCTCACAGTTACGTGATATGTCTTTGACAAAGTACACACATTGAGGTTTTTCGCCGGTGGATATAGGCACTGTGAGCATTTGACCATTTTTAAGTTTGGGTGCATACCAAGTGACTTCATGATATACGTCAAGGATTTCTATGTCAGGGAAGCTGGGCCGAAAACTGCTGAGTGGGTTGAACTCAAAGGCCTTGAATCCACGATCATTGATTGATGTCAGTGGCAGCATTTCTAAATCACCCAAGTCAGGTTCTCCAATCAGTATTTGCCAATCTACTGGCATGCGCACAGAATGCTCACCTATGCGAAGAACCAATGCCGGGGCCACAAAGCTCTCTAAGAATATCAAAGGAATATAGTGATAGTCAGTATTGGCTGGATCACTATTGTCTAAAATAGAAAAACGCATGTCATCAACTTCGTCGGGTAGATGATCTAGATCATACGGAGTATTGTCAAGTGTTAGTATTTTCATTCTATTATTATAACAGATCTTTATGTAGGTTCGCAACCATGCAAGTTTAATAGTTCTGCATACTCAGGAAAAGTCTTGGAAAAGCTTTCCTGCCTGTGCTGATCTAAGAACTTTGTCCACTGTTGAAATTCCACCCAACGTTGATTGTCCCCGGGCTGTTCCAGTGCATTGGCAATGGGAGATAAATCATGTCTTGTGTATTGTCTAAGACGTTGGGCTATTTGCTTGCCCACAGCATCAGGTATGTTTGCAATGTCAAAGTGTTCGGGATACCAGGCTTTGATTAAAAACGGCGTGAGTTGATAGTGACTGTACAAATTGTCAATGAGTTCATCTAGATAAAAAACATTCATGCTGGTTACAGTGATAACCGGCAGCAAGCTCATGTTTATAGGACCTGAGTCTCGTAAATTTACAAACCAATCAATGTTTTCACACACTGTGTCCCAACGTGCGGGATGTCTTAGATATTCAAATTTCTCCGCCCAACCGTCAATGCTGAGATTCAAATTAAAATGATTGAAGTGACTCAAGGTGTCCACCAACTCCGGAGATATCCGGTTGGTGATGTTTGTGCTGATGTTGATGTTGATGTTTTTTGCTAGATTCTTTTCAACTAACCGTGCCAGTAAATTTGGCAACTGTGGGTCAAGCAACGGCTCGCCACCGTAGAACTCAATGCGTTTTAAGTTGTCGGCTATTTTGATTATTTCATCAACTTGAATGTCACTCAGCGGAGGTATCTTTCCGGACCCTCGCAGCATTGGATTGCTTTTGGGATTGTATATCTTTTGATATTTTTCACCTTCGGATCGCATGGTCACACTGTCTTGGCTGTTGCAACTACGACATCTAAGATTGCAAAGATTGCTGACTTTGATTACCAATTGCATTGGCCCACGCTGATAGTTTTCAGGCTTGATCACATGCACAGGAGTTAGTTTGCTTTCTAATATCTCTGTAGTGGTGCCCTGAGGATCACTAGCAGGATCATACAGCATTGTACGTTCGCTTTTCATGCCCACAGATTCTTCTGCCCAACATCTCTGGCAGACTTCGTGTCGCTGATCGTCAAGCATGTGCTGCCGAAACTCATCAAGAACTGTGCTATTCCACACTTCGGCTATGCTTTTATCAGGAAACTGCCAGGTACTACCGCCCAACGCCGGACAAGGGCTCACGTTCATTGCAGGATCAACGGTGATGTAACTAAAAGGTGCCAGGCAAAGATTTTTTGGTAACATGCGCTAAATCCATTCCAGACGTTCTTGCGTAAATGGATAGTTGGCATCTTTGTAAAATGTCTTGCGTTTGGTAAGATGACGTTTGGCAAATCTGCAGGTGCTGGTGATATCCCAGATTTGAACATGGTCTTTGTCTTGGGCTTTGCGGATGCCGCGACCTATGCTCTGAATAACTCGAACAAAGCTCTTGCCAGGCTCAACAAGAACAAGATTAAAAATACGGGGAATATTAATGCCAACAGCGGCCACGCCATAGGTTGCAACGATAATTTTGTCTGTTGCCTCTGCCACTTGGTCATATTCATCCTGTCGGTCTTTTGCTTTGGTTGCACCTGACACAAACACAGCACGGTCGCCCAATCGTTGAACCAGTGCCTGCCCAGCTGCCACACGATCCACCAGCACCAGAGTATTGCCGGTTGTATT